AATTCCCCCCATTTTCCAAAGGTCATCCTGTGGCACAGGGCAGAAGGGGAACCAGCAGGTCGCAAGGGGGAGATATGCAACCCGGGTGGCATAACCGGCATGCCATGGGAAGACAGGGTGGCCGGTGTGGCAACGCAAGCAATGTTGACAGATGTCTCCCTATGCTTTTGCGCCTATGGCTCCGCACAGCAGATCGGTGTCACCTATGCTACCATTGGGAGCAAGGCGGCTAGGGGGCACCTGGGTAGACAACTCTATCCTATGTTAAACAAGGCTTAGATTCTGCTAAGCAGGGTTAAGCAAGGGTTAGCAGATCTAAACAATGGTTAACCGCCCACAGAAGATCGGTAAGCTTTGTTTAACAGGGTACTGCCGGCCTTGCTATGTCCCCTGGTGCAATTACTTTAGCATATTTGCCAGAAAAACATAGAAAAAACATGAAAAAATTCTAAGAGGGTAGATCTATGCTAATATCTACCTAGATGTCAAGAGCGAAAGGAGGATAAGATGGGTTGCCTGTTAGACACGTCCGAGTTGATGGCTGCCATCAGCAGGGAGGACCAGAGGCGAGACCCGGAGCTGGAGGACGTGGTCGGTAGGTTCAGGGACGACGACGCGCTCGACGTGCCCATAGAGCTGACGGACCTCGACCTGTGGTGCAACTACATGAACGACGACCTGTACGAGATGGACATCAAGGTACGCGAGTTCCTCAAGAAGACACGGTACAAGAGGCAGTCCAAGGGCGGGTACAGGACGACGGTCGCGGTGGTGTTCGCATGGATATACGGGCGCCAGCCGACGCCGAGGGACGGCTCGGTCTGCCGACTTCTGCACCAGCTGCTCAAGTACTACTGCACCAGCTATACGGGGATAACGACCTTCCATGGCAAACCGGTCAACCGGGTCTACCGGTTCAGCAAGTTTGCCGCGAACGAGAAGCGCCCGTACTCGCTCAGGTTGCGTATGGAGCTTACTAAGGGGGACAGCAATGCGGTCTTCAGACAAGGCCCTAACCACAAGGCGGACAAGCGAACTTACGGTAGACAGTCAGATCGCGACGATGGCTAACATGCCTCTCGGCGACGTGGTGTTCATGGCGGAGGGCGGCAGGAAGGGCATCGGGCCTGACTCCCGCGCCGGGTCACCCAACGCCGCCATGTTCCTCGTGTGCCGCCTGCTGACCGACGCGGTGTTCAGCAACGACATCCGCGCGATCCAGCTCATCATCAACCGCATAGACGGCGGCCTCCCGAAGGACGTGGAGGTGGACGACTACCAGACGCAGTTCTCGGACTGCCTCGAGCGGGTGATGGCCATGACGCGCGAGGAGCAGCTGAGCCTTCACCCGAGCGACACGGTGATGATGGGCATATGCAAGTCGCTGTACTCGCTGGCCGTGCAGGACATCTACTGGGACGAGCGCAGGGAGCGGGTGCGCAGGCGTCCTCCCACCGACCTCAAGCAGGAGCGCGACGCGGCCCTCAGGATCATCCTCGAGCGCCTTGGTGGCAGGAAGACCCTGGTCGCCGTCAACCAGACCAAGGAGGAGATCGGGGACGCTGACTGGATCTCCGAGCTGCCGAGTGGTGTATAATGTTCCTTGGGCGGGGCCATTGCACGCATGTGGACGCATGTGCGCACCGGTGGGGCCTGCTGCCCAGGACCAAGATGCATCGATACGTTTGGTCATTCTTTGCAAAGCGGACTTGGTCCACAAGGGAGCCATCCCAGTCCTTCCATACTATGAACCGGTTGGTAAGGTTGGCGAAATGGCGAAATGGCAGGAGGGCACCACGAGGCTTTCGAGAGACAACGGTTCGCAACCGTTGGGCCTGGTGGGAGGGTAGACTCGGTTGTCTACGTGAGCCGATGACCCCGAAAAGGGAGCCTGTTCGGAGAGATCCGACGGGCTTCTTTTTTTGTGTTCACATTCTGTTTGTTCACATATTGTGATATACTTGTTCCCAAGAGAAGAGGGAGGCAAGCATGTGTTCGATAGAGAGATTGAGGACGCTGGACGAGTGGCTGTTCGCACCCACGGACGCCGACCGCGTATGCGTCAACAGGTTCCACGACGTCGCCGAGAAGGTGTATGCGGGCTACTCTGAGCTGGACCCGATGGCGCCTGACGAGGACGACTACCGCACCAAGGTGGCCCAGCTGATGCGAGCGAGGCTCGTGCTGCTGGGCGGGGACGTGATCTACGTCCGCGAGGGCGACACGCTCCACACGCTTGGGGACTCGATAGACCTGCTGAGCTACTACATGCACACTGACTCCAAGGAGGCCCGCAAGGCGATGGACCTACTGGAGACGAACTTCCAGGGGTACTTCCCGATCACCGACGGGCTGGTGTGGCGCAACGTCATGCGTATAGACTACCCCGATGGGAGGAGCTGCTACGTCAACCTGCGCACGCTGGGCGACGCGACGCGCGACGTGTGGGAGTCTCAGGAGAGCTACCCGGAGTTCGGCGTCTCGAGGGTCATACCGGAGAACTACGCGCCCATAAGGAAGTTCTTCTACACGCTGAACTCAGCCGTCGGCGAGGACTGGTTCTTCGAGAAGGCCATGATGTATCACTTCAACCAGCCGTTCAGGGAGAAGAGCCATGTTCTTGTTGGTGGTGGCGGAAACGGTAAGTCAATGTTTATGGGTCTGGTCAAGCGTCTGTATGGTGACTTTGCTCTCACTGACGCCCCTCAGCCCAACTTCACGGGACATGCGGCGGCGGTGGTTGCTTATAACTTCATTGGTAAACGTATTGTCACTTTCAACGATGTCGGCGATCCGAGCGCTAAGTTCCTAGAGTGGATGAAGCGCATGATTACCGGCAACCTGGAGGTCAAGACGCCGAACGGCGCATGGCTCTCTGTGCCGTGCAACGCGAACTTCCTGATGGAGACGAACCACGCCCCGCAGATCCTCAACCTCGAGGCACATCGTCGCAGGTTCATCATCAGGCAGTTCGACCCCGACTTCCGCCTGAAGGACTGGGTCAGTGACCCCGAGCTTGACAGGCTCGGCGACCGTGGCAACATCACGGCGGCGGACCTGGTCAACTACATGCTCACGATCCGCGACAAGGTCGGGGACTGGACCGCGTTCGGCGAGGAGCCTGACGACCTCGACTGGTACGAGGAGGTGGCAGAGTGAGCAAGGGACACGACGAGCTGGACTGGTGCCCGTTCGGTATGAGCGGTGTTGCCAGATGCGAGGCGGATGAGGTGCTCAAGGCCGAGAACGCCAGGTTGCGGGAGGAGAACAAGAGGTTGCGGGCGAGGATAGTAAGTTGCTATACGGAGCAGTTGTTGCATAGCGATGACGTGCTTGGAGAGATCATGGCAGAGAAGAAGTTGAAAGAGTTGGGTGAGGCTGAGAATGTCTGATGCAGACTATGCGCTTGCGGAAGTCCGTGGATGGCTATGCGACAACCTTAGTAACGGTGACGCTGGGAAAGTCTGCGGCATGCTGTCCGTCGTGTCGAGGCACATCAACGAGCTTGAGGACGAGAACGCCAAGCTGCGCGCAGAGCGAGACTACATTCTTAGAGAGTTGGGAATAGAGGTTGACGATGGATGATTTCAGAACGGAAGTCGACGAGCACGGCAACATAAAGGTCACGTCTTACGTCGAGGCAGTAGTACTCAGCAAAGAAGAGCAGGAGCAAGCACGGAGAATCTTCGAGCAGTTACAGGACGAGAACGCCAAGCTGCGGGAGCAAGTAACGCAATTGCAGTCAGAATGGGAGTCAGAGCGCGATTACGCAGACCAGATGGAGGCCAAGGAAAAGAGGGCCGTTGCCGAGAACACCAAGCTGCGTGAGCTTGCAAAGGCCGCATGGATTCTATTCTTAAAGCACGGGGCGGTCGGTCCATACGAACTGCCAGAGGTTGACAGAGTTAGGGAATCGCTGAACGAGCTTGGAATCAAGGTGAGTTGGGAAGAGCTGGGAATTGAGGTGGACGTATGAACAGGGAATCATTGCTTGACGAGGCAATCGCCAAGGCGAAGGAAGACGAGGACTGGCAGCTGGTCGAGTGGCTTCGCATGGCACGTGGTGGCGAGAGTGCAGCCAAGTGGTACACAGCCAAGCTTGACCAGCTCAAGGCCGAGAACGCAAAGCTGCGCGCAGAGCGAGACTACCTTCTCGCGAACTCGAATCCCACGGCTGCGGAGCTTCACCGCGTAAGAAGTGCGTGGAAGAAGGACCGCGACGAGAACGCCAAGCTGCGGGAGATGGTGCGGGACATGTTCGAGGAAATAGAGGTGTATGGCCTCGACCCGATGTATGAGGAAGAACCGTCTTGGAGGGTCGGAATCAGAGAGCTGGGAATCGAGGTCGAAGATTACTAGCAAAGGGAAGGAGGTTGGTACAACGTGCAAAAGAATGACACTGACTACCTCAAGGCCAAAGAGCTTTGGGCGGACGGCATGTCTGTCAAGCGCATCGCCTACGAGTGCGACACGACAGTTGCGGTGCTGACGTGCCACATGCAGCGGCACCGCGATGACTTCCCGATTCGCAAGAGGCAGACCACGCTCACCAACGAGCAACGCGCCGAGGTTGTCAGGATGTATGACTCTGGCATGACATACAGGCAGATAGCCAAGGTGTTTGGCGTGCATCACAACACTATCGGCAAAGTAGTGAGGGGACGTGTACAAGTAGATGGGAAAGAGTAAAAAGAAATCGCGCGTCATCAAATCGCGCAAGAGGAAGATAGACTTACCGGTCGATCGCTACGGCAACCCAGTACACATCGGTGACACGCTTTACTTCGAGGCTGACGACGTGTTCATAAAGGTCGAGTCCCTTACATACTACGGAGACCACTACATACCGAGCCTTGCTTGGGTGGCGAACGAGAACGAGGACGAGATGACTGACAACATCGACGGCTCCGTCAACGTGATGTGCGTTATGGAGGACGGCAAATGATGACGAGCAGGCAGCATGTCGCGGCGAAGTCGCTATGGAAGAAGGGCGTCAAGGTCAAGGACATAGCGAAGGCGATCGGCGTCTCGCATAGTGCGATGTCGGGCTACATACAGAGGAACCGCGCGCACTTCCCAAGGAGGATCGACACGAGGAGCATATCCGTCAGCAAGCGCAACGTGATAGCGAGGCTCGCCGACGAGGGCAAGACCTATGCCGAGATAGCCGAGATCACCGGATGCCACCTGAACACCGTGGCGAAGTACGTGAGGATGAGACCGAGAAAGGGGAAGGTAGTGTTCGCAGACGATCTGGCCGAGAGGCTGCGCGAGGCCAGGGAGCAGGCGTGGATGACACAGAAGGAACTCGCACAGAAGGTCGGTGTCTCTGCCAACTGCATCAGCCAGTACGAGTGTGGCAGGCGCGTTCCGAACTTGAAGATGGTGTCTGCCATAGCGTGCGTGCTGGACGTGTCCCTTGACACGCTGGTCCCGAAGGTATTCCATGAGGTACCCGTCGACCCTGGACAGACGGTCATATTCGATTACTTGGAGGAGAGTGAAGATGTGGAATAGCATGAAGGTCTCGCTTGACGACGGTGCGATCATGCCCGAGCGTGCGCACAAGTCGGACGCGGGACTCGACCTGTTCACCCCGGTCGACTTCGTCGTGCCGGCAGGCGGGTACGCGTTCGTCGACACGGGCGTGCACCTGGAGATCCCGTTCGAGACGTGCGGGCACATATGCTCGAAGAGCGGTCTGAACAGGAAGCATGGGCTGTTCACGGACGGCACGATCGACGAGGGCTACGACGGCCCCATTGGCATCATCATCCACAACGGTGGCTCCGAGGACTACCAGTTCAGGCGTGGCGACAAGGTGGCCCAGTTGGTCATCGAGAGGATATTCAGGCCGTCGCTCGAGATTGTCGACAAGGTGAGCGGCGGGAAGCGCGGAAGCGACGGATTCGGAAGCACTGGGAGGTAAGAAGGATGAGACCAACGGAACTGGTGAGGCGGTTCAAGAACCACAAGCTCGACGAGCACCGGGCGAAGAAGTGCGAGCAGCTGAGGCTGTCGGCGCACAACCTGGCCGACATGGTGAACGGACTCTGCCCTGAGGGCAGGGAGAAGTCCATCGCGATCACGAAGATCGAGGAGGCCGTCATGTGGGCCAACAAGGCGATCTCGATGTCAACGAACGATGCCTAAGCCAGACTGGCTCGTGAGGCGTGAGTCCGAGGTAAGGCGGGCGTTCAGGCACTGCATGACCTGCGAGCACAAGGGCGTGCAGTGCGGACTCACGAACAACCTCGGCAAGGGACGCGGGAGGCTCCCGATGTACGAGTGCTCCCTGCATCCGACCGTGCGGTTCTACGAGGACACATACGCATGCGAGGACTACCAGGCCATACGATGATATAATCCCCCTTGTAGGCACTTGTTACAAGGGGGATTTCTCATGGCTCTCGTTGCTGGCAGCGGCACCTCCAGGAAGAACGTCGGAGGTAACCTGTTCGACGCTGTACGAAACCAGTTCGACAAGGACACCGGGGGGTCCTCCGGCACGTCTGCCCCACCATTGATCGATGCGATACGCAACGACATCGAGCTGCCCGCGTCGTCCGGTGGAGGCATGGCGCCATCGGTCACGGTAGGTGACAATGCGGCTGGTGGCGAGGTCGCTCAGGTGAATCCCGTGTCAGTACCAAGGATTACCACGGCCTCATACTCTTCCCCGTCACTCTCTCCGTCCGCTGCCCCCGCACAGCTACTGGGGGGTGGAGGTGACGTGCCATCAACGTCTCCGCTGATGTCTCAGCCAGATGACGGAGGCGGTGAGACGACGTCTATCGACGAGGCCGTTCTCGACATCCTGAAGCCCAAGTACGAGTCTGGGCTTGCGGACTGGGAGATCCAGAACGCAGCGTTTCAAGGACGTGACCCAAGGACCGCAAACGTCTTTGGAGAGGAGTACAGCGGTGACGACCAGGAATTGATCGGCAACACTGCCGTGAATGACGCATACATACGAGACGCCTTGGACAACGGGTATCTGTCGGAGCAGGACGCATACGACATAATGCATCGCGACAAGCCATGGTTGGAGATGCTCTCCCATAAGTACAGCCAGCCTATGTTCGGTGCAGAGCTTGACATGAACACCGAGTCCATCGGCGATGCCACGGCGATGGACGACGGAAGCTCGTATGACTATGACCATATGACGGCAGACAAGATGACCGGTGCGCAATATATGCGATATGCCAATATGGGAATGGGCGGCAGGCCGATCGAGGAGATAGACCCACTCGGCGTGTACAGCAAGCGTCGCGAGCAGCTAGACCATGATTTCATGCCGTTCATGCCCGACGAGACGTCATACGTGAACATGGTCACGAGCAACGTGATAGATACGCCAAGCAGGCTTGGCGCGGCCATCGCAAACCTGCGCACCGACAATCCGTTTACGCCCGATTACTCGATCAGCTACGGAACCGGGGATGGCAGGAAGACGATAAGCGGCAAGGACTTCGACAAGCTGTCCACCGCCTATCTCAACCAATTCGACTGGTATGACAGGTTCAGGCCAGAGAAGTATCTGTCCGAGTTTGACAACTCGGTCGCACATGTAAAGGAGCATGTGATACCAGACTCGACTGGTGCCGACACATATCATTACGGGACGTTGAAGAGTGTGGACCAGAATGATGACGGTACGTTTAACCTGAAGTTCTCCGATGGATCCAATGTGGACATATCGAGAGAGTACTTCGATTCGATATACGACGAGAGCACGAACAGCTTTGCGGTTCCCGAGCCGGCACGCGTGCCTGTTAGCAAGGCGCATGGAGTCCTTCCGGAAGACCTGTCATCGCTTAACGACATGGATCAGATAATGTCGATGGCTGAGGAATATGGCGGCTCTCCCCTTGACTATGCCGATGTCATATATGTCCCGGACATGGTCATGCCGAATGGTGAGCATGTGTCGCTCGAAGACGTGAACAGGATCATAGCGGACAAGTCTCCAGAGAATGACGAGAAGGATTCGTCTGACGACGACTTGGAATACGGGTTCGACAGAGGACTGATACCATTCCTTACGGACAACAAGCCGAGGCGTCTTACGAGCCAGGAACCGTTTGGCGTGAACGAGACGACTGGCAGGATAGAGGCCGACCTGTCCGATATGGGAAACAACATGTGGGACTGGACGTTTGGATCCATTCCGATATCCGCTCCTGGAAGGATCCCATGGACTTACTCTTTGTTCAATGCGGCATCTGGACTGTCCGGTGCAGACCCATCGAGATATGATACCGCGACGGACTCATATGGCCTGATTGCCGGAAACTATGACGACGAGGGCAAGCCGAGGTATGGTGTCTATGACGAGAAGGGCAATCGAAACGACGAACTGAGCGACAGTAATCTGTTCTGGAATACGGCAGGCAATGCGGCAGTTCCGCTTACCGAGATGCTGGTCGGACCTATCGGTGAGGAACTCATACCGATAGGGAAATTTTTTAGGAAGGACACCCCGTACCCGACGTTTGGGCAACTGTTGAAGAATACGATCATAGGTGCTGCCGAGGAGGGTATCGAGGAAGATCTCGGCAACGTCTTCGAGGACCTCACCCAATACGGACTTCCGGGACTCTTCGCAAACGAGGTCAAGGACGAGCAGGGCAACGTCGTGTATGACGACACGAACCGGGCGCTTCGTGACTACGACACGCCGATTGGCGACAGATTCGCAAACGCCCTGGATGTTCCCAGCCTGCTCAACTCGTTTATAGGCGGTGCCGCCGTTACCCCGGCAATGGACTTGCTGTACTCGCCGCTTTCAAACCAGACGTTCTTCAGGCAGCTTGGTCCGTCAATAAACAGGAGCAGGGCTATCAGGAACACGGGAATAACCCCGTATGTCGAGACGGATCAGGAGAGAGAGATGCGAGAGGCCATGGAACGTGGCGAGCGTCCTGACGAAATCCGCGAAAAACTCAGCGACCAATACCTTCAGATGTTCAGTACAGAGACGGACTAAGGAGCTTTTGTCATGGCAACCGTAAGGACAAACGTCAGCACGAGAACGGCGGATGTCTCGAGAGACGTCGCAAGAGAGGTCCGCGAGGCTCCGGTACAGGTGAACTTTGCCCAGCAGGCACCGGTCGAAGTACAGGCTCCGGTAGAGCAGTCTCCGTCCTACCAGGAAGCACCTGCACAGAACAACGGATGGCAGGGAGGCAGTCAGCAGGCAGAGCCAGTCGGCGAGTCTACGAGAGCGCCGCGACACATGGGTTCCACCGAGCGTGCTGACGAGACACGGCAGCAACAGCAGGACCAGAGTCGATCACCTCGTCATTTTGCCGAGTTGGCCGGAATGAGTCTTGGCATAGGAAGCGAAGCGCAACAGCCTGCCGTAGAGAGGGGGTTGTTCTCACGGGAGTCGTCGAGTGGCATTCCCATGGTCGACGCGTCGGCAATGCTTGGCCTTGACGCGATGTCCTCGAGGCAGCCGACGAGTGCGTCGTCTGACAATGGCCTGATCGAAATGCATGACGCACTTGCCGAGGCTGGCGTGCAAAGGTCTGTCGAGCTGTCGAATGCGAGAGGGAGGAGCAGGTACGGTGGTGCCGCGGCTCCATCCATACCAAGCCAGACCGCGCTTGAGACGCTTGACTCGAGAAGATCCTCTCTCGAGAGGGCGTTCTCTCGGCCGGAAAGTAGTCAGGTCACGTCACCGACCCAGGAGGTCATCGACAACGAGAAGAACGACTCGATCTTCAACAGGCCGATCGGATACAGCCCGAAGACCAGAGAGATCCGTGCGAAGCAACCTTCCCAGAAGAGGCCCTCCTCCATAGAGAGGACGGAGAAGGACAGGGCGTCGAATGCCTTCAAGCAGTCCGGCGTTGGGTACAGGATCTACCAAAAGATAGTAGGAAACGACTCTCTCGACCTTCGCGAGGTCGGAATCGGTATGCAGGAGCTAATGGCTGTCGTCAACCAGAATGCCGACATGATTAACTCCCTCATATCCGAGAGCATCGGAACGGACATAGATGTGTCCAATATGAATGCAGGCGATCTTGCCAGGTTCATAAACTCGAACGAGATATATGCCGTTACGTACAAGCCACCGAACAACCAGGGACCTGACACCCAACGAAGGAGACTGCGCATCCTTACTGATGAGCAGCGTGGCATATATCTTCATCCGATCATGTCTGCCCTCTATAACGCCGACTTCGACGGTGACGACATGGAGGTGTCGCTAAGCCCGAACGTGCTTTCGTATGCTCGCGACCCCATGAGCTATCTCATAAACATAGACGGAAAGCAGATGCTGAATCTGGACTTCTTTCCCGTCGTCGAGATAGTTGGCGGATATCGTGACAACGCGACCGATAGGGACTATGTCAGGGAGGTCATGCTGTCCAGGCTTGGCATAAAGGAGGACAGATATCTCGTCGATGCGATCATAGCGTTTGGGAAGACGGAGAAGAAGAGCGATAGCGAGAAGAAGAAGAGGCTGAACGACGTCTGCATCGAGGCGAGGAATGTCGCCAGCGCCATGTACCCGACTGACCAGAACGCGGGAGACGATCTTGTCTCCAAGATAATGTACGGTGTCTACAACGGCATGCACGATATTCGCATGATGAACGTTTTCGAGACTATCGAGTCGAGGACGGTGAACAACGAGAGCCTTCCAAGCCCCATAGAGTATGACGACGCGGCGATATACAAGCTCGTGGATGACATGGTCGCAGGGGAGATTCCGAACAACTTCCAGGCCATGAAGGTCATGTTGTCGGGATACATCGGAAACATCAAAGGCAAGAACGCGGCGTTCAGGTTCACTGGCGATCTTGGAAAGACCATCAAGATGGACAGCCGTCTGCAAATAGGCGATGGAAGCTTTGAGGTAAATAACGATACCAAGATGAGCATGTTCTACGAGTCTCTCGTCAGATATGTCGAGTCACGAAGCATGGCGAAGGAGATAAAGAGGGCCGGAAGGTCTGAATACTATACGCAGCATCTTCGAGAGGCCGTCATCGAAGAGGTAGGGTTCCCAGACTCGCCATGGTACGATAGCTTCTCGGAGTTTCTCGATGCGTTCGTCGAGTCCTATTCCAGGAACGCGGCCATCATAAACGAGTCGAACCTAGTGTTTCTCACAAACATGAAGTTGGACAAGGACAGCAGCAGCTCCATATCGTCTCTCGATCCGTCGTATGTGACGTTCGGATCCATTGCCGACCCGTTCCTTTCGATATATGACACATACAGCGTTGGTCGAATGTTCCATAACCTGAGCACGTCGGGAGTCATGGGCGAGGGCACGGTCGACCCGCGCTGGAAGGGTAACCCGAACCACGTCACGAAGCTTCGCAAGGGTGGACAGGACGTATCGAAGGCGTATGAGCGCGAGTACGAGAACTCCGCGACCGAGTTCTGGGTAAACGGAAAGTACCTGTCGTACAGCCTTCGCAAGTTCAAGAACGAGAACAGGCTCGTGCGAAGCAGCAACATGGACAACATCCTGTCAAGAAGCGTGTTCTCCGACATGAGCGACAACGAGGCAGAGCTGTACATGCTGCTTGCCATAGCCGACAAGAGAACCGGCGCGGAGTCCAAGTTCAACCAAAGCGTCTATGGAATGTCAGAGGTCGGGGATCGGGCATACGACCGAAGCCTCTCTCATGACTCCGACGAGAGGTCGACCGTCGACATGATCTCCGACCTCTTGATGGATATGGACTGGCTGGACAAGAACGTCACCATATCTGGCAGAAGAGACCAGATGCGATGGATCGATGACATAGTTATGGTGCTTGCGGAGAGCGGTCCGGACATGTTCACGTATTTCGGAATGGACTCTCCGGCCGGGTTTCTCAGCTCCGATCTCTCGAGGAAGCTTGTCGAGCATGCCGGTGACACCGAAGTGCTGGGCGGCATTCGCACCGCGATGGTGTTCGAGTATCGCATGAGCGACGTCAGTCGCATCCTGGACTCCATGCCGAACCCGAACGACGACGTAGACCTGTATGCAAAGGCCTACAACGACCTGGAGTTCGCCATCGACGAGCTGGCTGCCGCGTCCGAAGTCTGGCATGGTATCGTGAGCGAGATGAAGGCGGAGGCAAAGGGACGGTCGGTGTTCCAGATGATAAAGGACCACGTCATCCCCACGCAGACCTCCGTGTCAGGTGAGACGTACGAGTGGAGCGGCGAGCACTTCTACGATGCCCGCGACTTCTGGCGCAACATCGGTCAGCATGACACGCTGAGGTCCGTCATAGAGGATCTCGACATGGACAGGAACACGAAATGGAACATCATCGCCGACGTGGTCAGGTATTGGGAGAACGACGCATACCTGAAGTCATGGGAGGTCGGATACCAGCTCGAGATAGGAAACGACTCGACATACTCCCTCGGCTCCTCGTCGACGCAGAGCGCCCTCGGAACACACAAGGACTTCGAGCAGGCGTTCAACAAGTGGAGCAAGGTGAGCTACGAGAACATACAGAAGAACATAGAGGACGCTGCAGGCAAGTATAGGAAGAACAGAAACTATCTCATGAACACGCTCGCCCGACTGGACTCGGAGCCGTGGGAGATGGTCAACGTCGATGACGGGATGTATGCCGACTCGATACTGGCCGTGAAGGACAAGGTATACGCGCAGACGGAGAAGGGAAGCCAGCATCCCTGGATGAACGCGATGTATTCGGCTCAGTCGTTCCAGCGTGTCGGTGGGTACATGAACGACATCCAGAGAACCGACGACAGGCTGCTTGGCATACAGAGTACCGGCGCCGTCAGCGTGCAGGACGTCATACACCTTCTCGCAAACGGGGATGCCGAGATCACCGTATACAATGACTATGGCGAGTATGCCACGGTCACACGCGAGATCCTTTTGAAGAACTCGCTCGGAAGGGACCTCGGACCCGACATAGAGCAGGACATCTGGGACTATCTTCTCCAAGAGCCACGCATAGCGTCTGCCATACGAAAGCACAACGCATGCGTCGTCGCCGATGGTGACGGCAGCGGATACCTCGGTGCGGCACTTGGCACGACCGAGACGATAGGCAGGATGAACGAGGACAACTATGACCCCATAAGCCATGTGAAGTACCTGGTCAGGGACCATACCATATACCCTGCGATAATATCGCTCGCAAGTCCGGGGACCCTGCGATATGACGAGGAGCAGGGCAGGGTCGTTCGAGTCGACTCGGTGAGCAGGAACGAGCGACAGCGTATAACGGAGATAGACTCGTATCTCGCATACAAGATGTACGAGTCCACGCTATATGACATCAGCCCGTCCGATGCGGCCATGGCAATACTCGAGGACCTCGGAATAACCGAGCAGGCTCTCATAGACGCCATAACGCCCGATTTCGAGAAGTATGCGAAGGTAAGGCACATAGCCATATATGACAACAGCGAGTCGGTCGGCGAGGCGAAGAAGATCTACGATACCGCAGTCGACGCGCTGACGAAATACATAGACGACGTCGGAAGGAACATTGGGACAGTCGCCACGAACATACGGGCGCCGAAGATACCGGAGAGACTCGGCGTCGACATGGTGTCTGCCGCCTCATTCTGGGATGTCATACAGGAGTTCAGTGGGGCGAAGACGGCCGTGTCGACCGGTATCGAGGGATCCGAGACGTACAACCTGGCAAAATGGGTATCCCATATGCCATTTCGGGATAACTATGCCGACCTCGAGAGCGTGTTCGATGACGTCGACCAGAGCTGGGACGGCATGTGGACGAACGTCGTCGACGAAAGTGGGATGCCGGTCATGCTACAGGTCGACGAGGATGGCAACATCACAAACTATCGCAGCCTGATGAGAGCCAAGAGGGAGCAAAATCTGAGCGAGGTAGTCACGCTCGTGCCCGATGGCTATACCGTGCGCGACCGGTCGCTGGACGGATACAACAACCCGGTTTCCAGCGCGTTCATATACATGGTAAGCAAGAGGTCGAACGGTGCCGAGGGAAACAACCTGAAGGTCAAGAAGTCGGGCATAGACGGCAAGGACTCCATAACGAAGATGCCCGATGGAAAGTACCTGCTGGTCTCTGATGAGGATGGGAACAGGAGGCCGGTGAAGTTCGAGGATCGCCAGAAGATGCTGAGGGACATAGTCTCGAATGACCCCGAGAACGGACTCATGGCGGCGAAGCTCAGCCTTGCCCAGATCATGCTGAGTGAGAACGATGAGCTTGGATACGATGACCTGACCTTGTCGAACTACATGAGCATCGTCGACAAGATGGTCGTGATTGGTGAGGACGGCGAGCTGTACCTACGTTCGCTCGAGATGCTTGCGTCTGCGACGAGGTATCGCATAGGCGCGCGTGCCGACGAGATGTCTGACAAGGAGCTTTCCAAGGAGATAGACAGGATAGTGTCCGACATGAGCGAAAACGGAGTCGGCATGTCAAGGATGAATCCAACCGACGCCTTCGACGAGATAAGGCCGAAGTCAAAGTCATCCTCGTTCAACGGCATACGTCTCAACTCGTCGTCATTCACGCGCAACTACGAGCTTCTGGAAGAGATACGCAAGGATGCCGAGCAACAGGGCGTCCTCACGATCAGCCGCTCGAGGGCACAGCAGCTTACGGAAAACATAACCAACAAGAGCAATGGCATACGTGGGGTGGCCGAGGTGTTCGACTCCTCGAACGTTACCAGAAGCTACAACGTAGTGGGGTATGCTGGGGCATATGATGGAAGCGAGACGATCCATTGGACGATAGGCCCGTCGAATGCGATCGTGATAGGCAACGGTCCGGTAGACAACACGAGGGCGGCAAGAATATGCGAGGCGGCATACAGGCTTGGCATGACCGTGATCGTAGGTCCCAACAACCTTGACAAGATACCGCGTGACATGGTGGCTGACGCGATGCCATGCAGCAATGACGGCACCGCGCTCATACCGTGCTTTGACATGAGGCTGAACGGATCTGAGGCGAAGCCGTATAACGGCGGAAGGTTCTCGATATTCCAGGCACCTGCCTCGAGATATACGACGCTCATCGAGGACCCGATAAACTTCTTCAAGCTCGGTGACGCACAATATATAACGACGAAATACCTCACGGACCGAACGAGTATCGTAGACTCCTCGTCGGAGCAGATACTCATGGAAAGCCTGTTCCCCAATGTGTATAACAACGACGCCTTCCTGCATTGTGACAAGACCGTGTCCCTTGCCTCGGCATCGGAGGTCAGCAGGCTCATAGTGGAGAGCGGCGTCATGTGTACGATCGACTACGGAGTCGTCAAGGGCGGACGCGGGTTCGAGCAGAGGAAGCACGACGTCGATGCGGCCATAGAGAGATATCGGAGAAGGTGGCCCGAGGCGAATGCCGACGGCATCCTGATGGGCGAGATGGCAGAATGCGAGCCTGGTGACATCGTTGCATGGGCCGAGATAGAGATCACCGACCAGCTGACCGGAGAGACGCAGTATGCGTTCGCCCCAATCATACCGTTCCCCCTCCATGGTGCGACGAAGGGCATACCGGAGAAGTTCTCCGTCGAGCAGGTCGCCTACGTGGACAACGACAACACTGTGCTTGCCGTCGATTGGAGGAACACCAGCAGTCTCGAGGGTGGTTTTGCCAAGGTGTTCGGAAGCTCGGGTGGAACAGACAAGGGAATTATAAGGTTCTCCAGAACCATAAACACCGACAACACACCGCTGCTTCTGAAGGATGGCACCAAGGTAGACCTCTACTGCGCAAGGGAGTCGATAGGAGGCAGTCGCAAGGTCGGCACTGACCGAAGAATCAAGACGATGTACTCGCTCATGGCAAAGGCTCGACTGCGTGGGTACAACTTCGCAGAGGTTCCCAACTCGTTCCCCCTCAATCCCGACATCAAGGAAAGGCTCCTGTCACACCCGAACGGCAAGCATGGCGTACCATCGAACGAGTGGAAGCAACTGCTCAGGGAGGGAAACTTCACGTTCATAAACGAAGATCCGCTTACGAACGATTTTCTCAACTATGAGTGCAGAAAGATATTGTTCGACGGTGGAAACCCATGCGACTACCTGTCGTCCATGTACACCGACGAGAACGGAGTGATGCGCAACACCAGGGTGATGTGGGAGTTCGATGCGATGTTCGAGCAGGGTCTGAACTATGAGAACTGCCTGCTTCGGTTCCTTCACCTCATGGACGACAAGCTATGCCCGAACGGACTCGATGACACAAGGGAGTATCTGTTCAGGCTGAACCCGGACGGACAGGGATATGACAGGGGGTGTCTCGAGATGGAGGCACCGTTCCCGTTGTCGAACAACAGGACGGGCTATGTCTGGGCCACGCCATACATAGGACTTTCGTTCTTCGGAGAGGACTTCTCGGGCTTCTCGCGTCCCAACGTCGATGGTGCGTCGAACTTCCTTGACGCTGCAAATACCATGTCATATCTTGGTATCGAGCTTGACGACTACAGCGCAAAGACAAGTACGATGTGGGCAACGGCAGACCAAGGCCGGCTCTCTCGCGGATGCAACTCGATAACGAAGGTGCCAATGGACGAGAGACCGACTCCTTCCGGCAAAGACACTCAAGAGTCATAGGGAGTTCTCATGGGAAAGGACATAAGCACAAACAACAACAGTAGCCAAAGAGTCACTCCCGGTGTAAACACGAGCACGTCCGGAAGTCGTGGCGTCCATACGGGAGGGTCTCAGAGCGTCGGAGTAAACTGGCAGGACAGAGGAGGAGATGTCTCACAGTCTGCCAGCCAGACAAGTGGTGGATCGTCTACGTATGGTGGTCAGTCTGGCGGCGGAGCAAACGCAGATGTCGAGAGATGGGTAATCGAGCAGGACAAGCGTCTGAAGGACGAGGCAGACAAAGCCAAGAGGCAACAGCTCGACATCAACAGGATAGCCCAGGAAGAGCTTGAGAAGGCACAGGCAGACGCACGAAAGAGAAATCAGGAAGCAGAAGCCAAGCGCAACGAGATGGCCAGGAGAAGCTCTCTCGACAGCGCCAGGATAGCCCAGCATGTCGATGACATAGCGAGGCAGGAGGTCCAGAACGACGCCCGCCAACGCAAGGACGTCAAGGACCGCGTGGCACAGATCTCTGCAGAGGAGGTCTCTGCCGACCGACAGCGCCGCAGGGACCGGCATGCGAACGAGCTTGCCGAGAACCAGGCCCGCGAGCAGCGTCTCGACGACAGGACCGAGAGTATATTCAGGCAGGTAAAGCGGGAGAACAGGCAGAACGAGGACAGGAGAAGGCAGTCCGAGGAAAGAAGCAGGAGAAACATCAACGCGAGGACGGATGCCGCACTCGACGAGATATACGAGAAGCTTGGGATGGAGCGCGCCCGCGAGCAACAGGAGCGCGCACAAAGGCAACGTTCTGACCAACGCATAGATGCCAGGACCGAGGCAGCCCTCAGAGAGATGTACGAGGGCATGAGCGCAGAGGACCTGATGAGGCAGCTCTCCGACCAACGTATAGACGCCAGGACCGAAGCGGCCCTTCGAGAGCTGTATGAGAAAATGCAGGCCGAGGATGCCGACGAGGAGAGCATAAGAAGCCGTGTCGAAGACATCATAATGCAGGAGCTTCTCAGGGACGACATCTCTCGCCAGGCCAGGTTTGCCCGAGAGCGTGGCCTTGGCATGGAGGAGCGTGAGCCTATAGACAGGTCCGAGCTTGACGACGTGCTCCCAAGGTTCAACACGGTCGAGGACATGGACGCGATGCTGCCCGATCCAGGAGTCCTCACGCAGGACGAGATCGATGCCAAGGAGGCATACGAGAACGAGGTTCGCCTCGAGAACGAGGAAAGCTCTGCGGGAAACCTCTATTCCAAGATATCGACCATAGAGCAGGACACACCATGGGAGAACGGAAGCGAGACGACCGGCCTGTCCGGTGACCGTGCGAAGATCAAGAAGATAATCAAGGACGAGAGCAGCAGATGGTCGCTCCAATATAGCGACCTGGAGGAACAGGCTCCCGGTGGCAAGGAAGGGAACTTCGACGACCAAAGGCTTGGCAACTTCCCTGACAGAGACTATCTCGACGGAATGGAACCCGAGTCGATATTGCAAGGGGCGCTTCGCAAGGCAAGGAACGCGATGCTGCTCAGGTTCCTCAACCCTTCGCTCCTGCGCATAGAGAGCGAGCGCGTCGAGACGAGGGTCGAGATCGTGAACGGAAAGAAGAGGACATACTCTCGGCTCAGGTACAGCGACAACGTGGAGCGCGCCATAGGATCGATACAGAGCCTCTATCACTGCTCGAAGCGTAACGTCATGCAGCTCGTACAGCTGCGTGCTGGCATAGGCGTCGACATAAACGGCAAGGTCGCAAAGGTCGACCCAGACAACTTCAGGCTCACTGACAGACAGTTCATAGAGATATGTCGAGACATAAAGAGATCACAAGATGAAAACCACCACCCACTTGGCCCCGTCGAGGGTACACCCTACGCAGGCGGCGTACGCGACGACACCGGCAAGTTCGTCATCGTGGCGGGAACGAGATGCTTTCCGTTGGGATATATGCCACGCCAGCTCATAGCCGACCTTCGCCGCAACTGGAACTCGGCGCTTCACGAGTACTCCGAGCAGGAGATACAGAAGATGATTGGCGAGAACTGGATAAACAAGACGTATAAGCAGCTGTGCTCGAACACAGGTGGCAACCAGATGTTCCAGGCGCGCGCCATCGAGAACATGATGCGTGCACTCATGGCAATAGACGGGGCAGACCCAAAGGAACTCAAAATACCGGAGATCGTCGAGCGAGAGACGCTCTTGATGCAGAGAGCTGAGACAAGCTCGAAGGGCGACCCACAGATAGCCGAGGCAACAAGGATCAGGCAGGAGCAGGACGAGGAAGCCGTCTCCCGATTCAAGCATAGGTGCGCCAAGAGGTACGGGGCACGGGACGAGAACGGCAACATACAGTCGAGCGGGTTCAAGAGGACCATGGTAAGGATAGACCGCGCGTTCTCCACCCTCAGCAACCTACAGATGGCCTCGTCTGCGGCCAGGACAATGATCCAGATAAGCGGACTTCCAGAGGCGATGATGGCGGAGGGGCAGATGTCCGTCTCGAACCTCCTGTCAAAGAGCTGGTTCAAGTTTGCACAAAGGAACAACGAGGACATTGACGTGAACGACTACCAGCTTACCGACGAGCTGGCTGCGATGTCCCAGTCGGATGAGGCCGTAGAGGCTCGCGACGTAGGAGAGTCACTGTATCGCTCGGGTGGCCTTGACATGCTGAGGACGTTCCTCAGCGAGAAGGGTGATGACGGACATTCCAAGTACAAGCTTACTAAGGTCGACTTCAGGCGGTTCCTCGTTGACAATGGGATCATAGGTCCCGAGCCAAAGCTGAGCGACAAGCTGCGTGAGAGACTCAAGGTGAAGCCAGGCGAGGAGTCGATCTTCCTGTACAACGTGCAACACGTGCTGGACACGATGGAAGATATGATGCTTGGCAGCAGCAATCTGTTCAAGACCAGGCAGTCGAGGCAGTTCGTCGAAATGAGCCTCGTGGAGATGGGCAACGCGGCCCTCAACAAGCGCGAGTCATACACCAACTCGCAGGTAACGGACTGGGGACTCAGGGGTGGCGGAGAGGAGATGATCCGCTCGCTCCTGCAAACCGACGCGGGTCTCGAGGCGTTCATGACGCAAGGCGTGACAAGCCTGGGAAGGAAGTCCCCGATACAGAACCAAGTCCGCGTGATAATGGGAAAGAGCGGCATCGGACAGTTTGCCGTGCGAAACATGTTCACGAGGTTCGTCGAGTATGGCGTAAGCAAGGCGATGAGGATCGTACCGACGAACACGATAAGCTATCTGTCCTCGCTTGGCATAAAGAACGCAGGAGACTTCCTTGCAAGAACGTCTGACAGGATGCCTCTAGGCGGCGTCCCGAACTTTGCGAACGCGATGCAGAGAAACTTCGACTACCAGGTCGGATCCAGGCTGTCGATAAAGGAAGGCCTTCTGAAGAACCTAAGATACGACCTCGTCATGACAGGCACAGAGGTCGGAAAGGCTTTGGTGGTCAGAGCGATCGTGAACTTCTTCGGTAGCCTGTTCCCACCAGAGGACGAGAGGGATCGGTTCACCCTGTCCGAATGGAAGGTCGGCAATGGTGAGGACGCCGTGCCGGTCAAATGGGCATGGTGGATGGACGACCTTGCTGGAACCGGTCTGCCGCTTGGACTCTGTCTCGCGATATGCGATCAGGGTGAGTGGTCACCCGACGCGATCAACGTGGCGACGAACTGCTTCATAAACCAGGTTGCAAACTTCAATGACGGTACGACGATATTCGAGGCCATCGACCTCGTCAACAACTTCGACAAGCATCTGGACCAGTTCCTCGGAAGGGTCGAGGGGTATGATCCCAACTTCGACGAGTGGGCGTCCGCATTCATAGAGCAGAAGATGTGGGACCTCGTCGGAAGCGTGACACCTGCCTTCGTCGGAGAGCTTATCCCATGGTCAAAGGACTATCTCTTCAAGGGAGACGCAGACGCGCATACCCCATACAAGGAGTATGACGCAGGTGGCAAGTACACGATGGAGGAAGCGCAGAGCGACTATCATGTCAGAGACGTCGAATACAGGGAGGCAATAAGGCGCAGGGCGTCCAGCACGAACGTACTCGAGGCGCTGTGGCTCGACATATGGAAGGACAAGAACGACACGAGCTACAAGTACGCCGAGATGCCTTTGGACACGAGGGTCGACGACATGGCCATGAAGTTGTACAACGACTTCAACTTCGACGAGGACAGCCTGCCTGTCGACCAGGAGGAGCGAAGCAAGGAGCTATATGGCTACGCCGAGTCGCTCATCCAATGGGTCGACGAGCACTACCAGAACGCCGATCAGGCGAATGCGTCTGCGTTCGTCCTGTCCATACCGGCGAGAAAGAACGCCGAGTACTGGTGTCGGCAACTCATAAAGGACACGAAGCAGAACTTCGAGGACAAGCTGAAGGAAGGTCGTCTTCCAAACGACGAGTACTACACCCTGAAGCAGCAGAGGGACGATGCGGTAGACCACTACTACTACCTGATAGACGAGTTCTTTACCAACTACGACATCCCATGGACCGTCCCGCGATATATACGACAGGAGTCCGATTACGAGACGAGATACCTCGACGAGCAGGGGAATGCGGCAAACTATCTGAACACGCTCGGTCTCGACCTGTTCAACTCGCCGTCAGGCAACGTCGAGCAAAAGAGCTACCTGTATGGCAACGTCCCGTCCGTGATGCCATTCTCCTCACCTCGCACGGAGGGAAAGGCCCACAACTTCGAGACGCCTACGTACTGGGCGTTGATGGACGAGAACGGCAACCCGAGAGGCGATGTCGGCGCGATGTACGACCTGGCAGGACAGATGGGTCCGATAACGACAGGTCGCAACGCTAACAAGGACATGCAGGAGCTTCTCTGGGGAGGACAGGGAACGAACCTATTTGACGGCAACGACGAGACCTTGGCAATACCGCGCGAGGGCGTCCCCACGCTCGGCGGTGGAAACAGCAGCAGCGGTGGCAGGCCATGGCGAATCATGGACAGTACCGTACCCGACTCGCTCAAGAACATGGATCCTGCCGAACTTCTGGGGCTGCCTGCCCTTGACGAGGAGGAGACGGACACCTCGACCAGCTCGTCGGAAGACAGCGATTCGTCCTATGGATACTCCTCATACCGTCCCTACTACGTAGGTGGTGGGTACTCAGGTGGCGGCTACTACTCCGGTGGTGGATCGTACTCGAACGCGTACAACCCGAAGATATACAGCAGCGCCAGGCAGGTGAACGGCGACCGTGCGGCCGGCATGGCGACGAAGCAGCCCTACAAGGCGACCAACACATACCTGCGCCCGAACTTCTATACTAAGGGTAGTCGCGAGGCATACAAGAGATCGGACATCTAAGATGGCTGACAAGCGTTGGAACATAGACAAGGCCAAGCTCGCGTCGAAGGACATCGCCAAGATGCATGCCCGCTACGACGCGGCAAGGGGCCAGATGGCACAGAGGACTAGCCACCACGAGCTGTATGGGCTGCTCGCCAAGAACAAGTCCATACACGAGTGGTCGTCCCGTCGCAGCAAGACCAAGTACTTCTCCGAGGGAAGCACGCAGTACATACTCCGCAAGGTGCTCGCCAACACCATACAGCGCGTGCCCGACGGTGAGCTGACCACCCAGTACGACCATGCGAGCAAGGAGCACGTGTTCTTGCAGTACATCTTCGACAACAAGGTCATGACGTCCGAGATCGACGGCATAGACATGATGTCGAACCTCACCAAGGCGTTCAAGATGTCGTTCATCTACGCCTTCGCCCCGGTGCGCACGGGCTTCGAGCGCGACTACGACGACGACGCCCGCATCAAGTTCAGCCTGGAGCAGTGGTCCGACGTGTTCGTGAACCCGGACTGCACGGACATATGCCGTCCGACGGTCGTGTACCACCGCCACTACATGAGCAAGGACGACGTGCTCGCCCTGCTCGACGACGACGGTAACATAGTGGACAGCACGTACAACGAGGACGTGGTGCGCTGCATCGTCGACGAGGACATGTTCTCCTCCAAGGACTTCCAGAGCGAGGCCATGGCCGACAAGATGAAGGGGTCGACCTCCATCCAGAGTCTCATGCTCATAACCGAGTACCGCAGGGGGGCGAAGGAGTTCGTGACCTTCGTGCCTGCCCTCAACGCCGAGTTCCGCAGGGTGCCCAACTACGATCCGCGCAAGGGCATCCCGTGGAACTTCCTCGTGCTCGAGCCTGACGCGGACTTCCCGATCGGCGTGAGCCAGGTGGAGTTCCTGCTGGCCGACCAGCAGTTCAACGACCTCTTCCAGACGAGCGCGTACAAGAACCTCCTGCTTGCCATGGAGCCGCCGATCATGGTGGCGGGATGGGAGACCAACCCGTCCAGCTACCGCTTCGAGCCACGCAAGATATGGAACCTCGGCAACAACCCGAACCAGGTGAAGGTCGAGCCGGTCAAGATAGACAACGCGGTGCTCTCGAACTGGACGAGCACGCGCGAGGCCGTGGCCGCAGCCATGGTGCGCAACCTCAACGTCGCGGACGGCGAGATAGCCAAGGACGCGGGGGCAGGCTACTCCAAGACAGCCCCGGGCGTCGAGCAGCAGAACATGGAGAAGACGATCAACATCAACCAGTACCAGAAGCGCGTCGAGGGCTTCATGCAGGAGTGGGCCGTGCAGGCGCTCCGCATGTACGTCAACTCCATGCACGGCGTGCATCGTCTGACCGTTGACGAGGAGACCAGGCGTCGCCTGTTCGACATCGGGGCGGACGACTGCGTGGATGGGGACAAGGTGCTCATCGACTTCGACGAGCTGTCAGCGGACATGCTCGAGTTCAAGGTGCGCGCAGGCTCGCTCGTCCAGAAGAAGGAGGAACAGGAGCTTGACCGCCTGACCGCCATGGCGCAGCCCTTCATCCAGAACCTCAACGGGTGGTCCGACGAGAACCGCAGGGTCATAGAGAACGACGTTCTTCTGCCCGTGGCTATGCGCATGCTCGAGCTTTCCGACACGGACATCTCCAATACGCTCGCCGAGTCTCTGTCCACGCAGATAGCCAAGAACATGATGGCCGACATGCAGGCGCAGCTAGACTCGCAGCAAGCGCAGATCGACGGCATGCAGGGTCAGATAGACGCGACCCAGCAGGCACTGCCGCCCGAATCACAGGAACAACTGGCTCAGGAACCTATCGCCGGGTCGCCAGTTCCCAACCCCCTGGAGGGCGCTCCTGACGTCGCTCCTGCTCCTCTCGAGGGAGGCATGGATAATCTCGCCGGGTCACCCATGCCTCCCGAGGAGGAGGACATGCCCGAACAGCAAGTGACATCGTTCGAGGACTTGCTGGCGATATAGTTATGGTATTATGTCGCTGATCCGGCGACATAAGTGAATAGGCTACTAGAAAAGGAGACATCATGGCTCAGCCTATCTCGCCGATGATTTGGAACAAGGCGGCAATCCAGGACAACCGACTCCTTCCCGCCCGATACTCCATCGGCATCTTCACCGGAAAGGGCGTCAACATCGCCAACAACCAGGAGGCCTACGCATACGACGACATCCTGGTGTCCGACCGCATCTTCGACTACGACGACCGCCGTCTGAACGGCCTCGCCAACGTAGCCGCGAACACCAACTTCAACGCAGACGGCCGCGACGGCTGGGGTGCCTCGGCATACGGCCCCTTCCAGACCGTGCGCTTCACCCGCCGCGTGTTCACCTCCGGCCAGCACAAGTCGATCGCATGGCGCGTGTTCGACGAGAAGCAGTACCAGGGCGACATCGGCTACTTCGGCACCGACAAGCAGTCCTCCGCCTACACCGGCGGCGAGGCCTACATGTCCACTGCGGAGACCATCAACAAGGCCAAGTCCATCTGGGACAAGGAGATCCTCGGTCCCCACATCGACAAGTACAACTTCTTCGCCATCGCCAACGGCCACATCTCCGGCCGCTTCGTGCAGACCCACGCCAACGAGGGTGCCATGTTCGACTGCGACGGCCAGTGGATCGCGTCGCCCGGTCCCTACGAGGGCCTGTCCTTCCAGCCCGAGTTCGCCCCCATCAAGGCAATCGAGTGGGACTCCCTCAACGTGCGCCCGATGCTCAACGCCATCGACGTGGCGTGGACGAACCTGTTCATCCCCGAGGACAACCGCGTCATCCTGCTCGACAAGGCGTACAAGGACGACCTTCTGAGCAACCTCATCGGCGTCCCCGGCACCACTCCCGCCACCGACAAGGCGTACGACGCCCTCGTCGAGGGTCGCTTCGAGCGCTTCTACGGCTGGGACTTCGACTTCTCGATCCCGTCGCAGTACTACCCCAAGGTGTACCTCGACGCCAACAACAACGTCGTGCACTCGCCCACCGGCACCGCCGCGTTCGACATGGTCATCAACTCCATCCAGGCTCCCGACGGCGTCCTGAAGCTCCAGAACGAGCTGAGCGAGTCCATGCGCACCCGCGCGACCAACTACATCGGCACCTACTACGACGCCGCGAACCACGAGTTCCGCAACGTAGTCACCAACTACCCGCTCGGCATGCCGTCCTCCGTGCCCTACTACGGCGCACCCGAGTCCGCATACGAGGAGGACGTGAGCTGGGGCGTGCCCGCAGGCACCGCGCTGGATCCCACGGCGACCGTGGACTCCTTCCCGTGGCAGGGCTACCCCGGCCAGGGCATCGGCCAGCCCACCGGTCCCGTCGGCCCGATCACGCGCCGTCAGGTCATCGGCATGGCCGTGTACCGCCCCGCCGCGCAGCTCGGCGAGGAGTACGGTGCCATGGAGACCGATCGCGGCAAGACGCGCGGCAAGTTCACCGAGCTTGTCTTCGACGTCAAGCATGACGCATGGGTCATCCCGCAGTACTCGCACGGCATCCTGCTCATCGTGGACTCGCAGGAGAACGTCGGCACCCCGACCATCAAGGTCGAGACGGTCAACAACACGCCCGTGACGCCCTCGATCACCAGCGTCACCGCCGAGCCTGCCACGATGACCCTGCGCGTCGGCATGAACGGGTATCCCGCCGTGACCGTCGAGGGCGCCGGTGCCTTCGACAAGGGCTGGACTGCCGCGTCCGACGACACCACCGTCGCCACGGTAAGCCCCGACGGCATCATCACCGCCGTCGCCACGGGCAGCGCCACGATCACCTTCACGTCGATCGCTGACTCCACCAAGACCGACACGATCGCCGTCACCGTCATCGCCTAGTCGGCCTGGCGCAATGACAGAACGTGGGGCGGGTAGCCTTTGGCCGCCCGCCCCTTTCTTATAGGGAGGTGAACGATGGCAGACTATGATGCGGGAGAGGTAACAGACCGCGAGCGACAGGCATCAGAGAACCAGACGGCCATATCGCGCCAGAACGCGCGCGACGTGCAGAACCAGCTGTCGAGGCAGCTTGCCAACTACGACTTCGCAGACGCGCAGAACCGCGCCCTCGCGAACACGCAGCTCAGGCAGAACTCTCGCAAGACCAGCGCCGACAGGTTCGAGGCGCAGCGCGACCTGCAGAACTCCGCCCTCGGGCTGCTGGGGTCCATGGGTAGCGCCATGAACGGCAGCACCACGGGCAACTTCATGCGCATGCTCGAGAGCCGCAACGACAAGGAGAACAACACCTACTGGGCGCAGCACCAGGTCAACCAGGACTCGGTGGAGAACGCGTACCAGGACAGCGTGAACCAGAACAGGGTGGCTAGGCGCGATGCCATGCAGAGCGCGGAGAAGTCGATCAAGGACATCGAGAACGACTGGCGCGCGAACATGAACAACATCAACCCCAACCTGTTCCCGGGCGCAAACTCGCCCGTCGCATGGGATCCCGACGTAAGCCCGTGGACGGTCTACGAGGCGCAGCTCGGTCGTGCCCCGCAGAACAACGCGACCATATCCGGCTACGTCATGCCTGACAGCCAGATGAGCAGGTCAGCCGTCCCCCGCACGCAACCACAGAGGAACCAGGTGCGCGGCGGGGACTACTTCAGCCAGATGATGAACAGATTCAACGGGAGGTAAACCATGGGAATGCCGATTGGCGAGGACGTACTCACGATCATCATGGGTCTCGACGACCCCTGCGAGCCGGGCATGCACGGCAAGGTATGCGAGCCTGGCCCCTCTGACGACGCGGTCGGACTGGTGACCAAGATCCGCGACATGTGCGACAAGTGGCTCCGATCTGCTGGCAAGGCGGAAGGCTCCGTCGAGAAGCCAGACAGCGAGCAGAGCACACCAGATGTCGGTGACACCGAGGATCAGGAGTAGCCATGTCACGAGGACTCACGATAGCGGACCTCGTGCAGCAGGTCCTCTATGCGATATACAAGGTCCGCCTGGACGTGACGGCAGGCGTCGAGGGAAGCTTCCACTCCAAGAGCGACAAGTTCAAGGAGGTCGTCATGGAGGCCAACTTCGTCCTGCAGGAGCTTCAGAAGGAGCAGGACTGGAACTTCCTGAGGGAGCGTTGGGACATGGGCAGGGCCGTGAACCCAGGCCCGCATGGCATACAGGAGATCGAGATCCCCGACGGTGTCTACAAGGTGTGCACGGGATACGGGGACGCGGTGCGCCTCCATGGACCGCGCGTCGTGCAGATCCCGTTCGAGGAGGCCCGCACCGGAAACCGCCGCCATGTCGAGATGTTCAACGACTGGGGCGAGCTGAACGTGGACGATGGGGCGCAGCGCGCGTTCGTGGTCGGAGACACGCTCACCTTCAACCGCAGGTGGTTCCGTGGCGAGGTCGGCAGGAGGCTCGAGACTGACGTGATAAGCTACATCGAGCCATTGCACATCTGCGACGACTCGTGTCCCGACGACTGCCCGAAGGCGTACAGTGACAGGCAGCTCACATGGCTGCCAGACCCCTACTACATCGTGGTGCGCACGGCGGCAAAGAGGGCCGAGGGCGACCCGTCCGTCACCGAGCGCGTGCAGTCGCTCACCGACGAGGGCAGCAAGCTGCTCTCCGCGATGCGCGAGAACGACTCCGCGCACACCGTTCCCGACACATACGACACCGCCACGCTCGGCTACGTGCCCGTCCTCTAAGGAGCCGCCATGCCAAAGCAGTCGACGCAGAGAAGGGCGCAGGGCGGTGGTCGCACACCGAACTCCGAGCCGAAGCTACAGGTGTTCAAGGACTTCGCAGGCATGAACATCGAGCAGTCCAACTACATCACCTACGACACGCCCGCCGTGGACCAGTCACGCAGCGGTCCGGGAGACCAGACGGACCTGCCCATGAACTACGTGTTCCTACAGAACAACGTAGCCACCACGCCGAACAAGACGTTCGAGACGAGGAACAACATCTACAGGATATTCAGGGCACCCACGAACGTCTCGTTCGACGGGCCTGCCTGCCTCATAGGATCGATGCTGTACGTCGCCAAGTCGAACCAGCAGATAGGCTATGTCGACCTGTTCGACGCAGGAAGCGTCATATCGAACAACATACCGCTATACAACTGGTCGGGGTCAAACAGCCACACGTGGACCGACCTGGACTACTATGACGACAAGCTCATAGCCACGACCGTCGAGAACGAGATGTGGACCGGTGACGTCGATCCGTCCGACTACTCGGTGGCGTCCATGGCGAACGCGCGAGAAGTGCCAGACCCGACCACCGACTTCATTGCCGGCGTGCACGGAAGCCTCACGCCGAGGGGCGACCTTCAGATCAGCGCCACCATGACGAACGACTGTGCGTTCAGGATAGTCCTCGCCCACACCTACGTGAACAAGTACGGTCCCACCAAGGTGTCACCGAACACCGTGTTCTACGCCAACTACCCGGTAACCGAGTGGCATATGGGAAGGTACCTGCAGATCAACTGCACTAGCATTCCGATCAACTGCAACATCAAGGCGCTCGAGTTCTACTACTCGTCCGACAACGCGATGAGCCTGCTGTTCCTCGGCAGGGTGGACATAGCGAACAACGCCACGTCGTGCTCGTACAACTGGTACGGCTACATAGACTCGACGAGCATGTGGCCAATGGCGAACCTCATCGCGCCTACTGAGAACTACACCAAGGGAGTGCATGCGTCCAAGCTCTGCAACATAGACGGTCGCATGTACTTCTGGGGGGACTCCGCGAACATGCAGCGCCTCTACATCGGAGGCAACCCGGGCAACCTACTGAGCATCAGTCCCGGCACGGGCGGTGGTTTCGTGGACGTCGAGCCTGGGTCCGGACAGCAGGTGAGGGACGTGCTCAAGTACAAGACCCAGTCCGGCAACTCCATCGTCACCATGCTCTGCGACTCGGTGAACTCGCAGAGGGAGAAGCGCTTCAACCTCGTCGAGAACAGCATATCCCTGTCAAACGAGCAGAGCATGAAGTCATGGCAGGCCGAGCAGGTGGCAGGCGCGGTAGGCTGCAAGAGCTACAATGGCGCGCTGGTGTGCGAGGACGGCCTCTACTCTGTCAGCCGCTACGGCCTCGCGCTCACGACCATGACCATGGAGTACAACTCGCAGATCAAGACCACCTACGTGAGTGACGCCATCAAGACCATATTCACCGACGCCGTCAAGGACGACTCGGTGATAGACGGTGCCATACTTCTCGAGCTTGACGGCATCCTCTACATGGCGTTCGGTACGTGGGACGGCAACATAGACCACATCCTGTTCTGCTATGACATAGACACGAAGGCATGGTGGACGTACTCCCTCGACACGTCGCAGACTATCATGAACCTCATCCACATAGACTACGAGGGGTTCACCGAGGGCATCGGCATCATAACGGCCAACAACATATACCTGCTTCCCACGGCTGCCCTGGACTCGCACATCATGGAGGGTCCGATCACGTTCGGCTTCCTCATCCAGACGGCCGAGCTGTCGACCCAGATGCCACAGCAGGGATGGCAGTACCTTAGCCAGCTCGAGTTCCACTTCGACTACCTGGTCGGAGACATGGACATAGAGGTGCGCATGATCGACATGTTCGGCAGGGAGATAAAGGTCAGGAAGTCCGTGAGCGAGGATAGCGTGCAATATGGCTACGTGGTCCGCATGCGAATCGACCAGCGCGTCATGAGCTACGTGATAACCATGAGCGGGAGGGCGAGGTTCCGCATGACACACTTCCTCGCAAGGGTGTACACGCTGTCCAACAAGGTGGGCCAGGTATGGGGCTTCGACGACTCCATATCCCACCGATCTTCTGGCAGCATCCACCCGACGTTCAAAAGCTATAATGACCTAAAGAAGGCAATATTCACATAGGAGGGCGTATGTACAGGACCGAGAGCAGGCCACACGAGGAGCCTGCCAGCAGAGTGTCGGACCGTGCGACCAAGACGGTCATCAAGGTAAGCAACGGTATCGTGTCCCGCATGGCGTTCCCCTGCTTCTACGCCTACCGCGCGGACGGCAAGCCGTTCCCGCCAAACCACAGGATGCCGCCGATCTGGCAGGACCACCTCGGCTGGCCGTCGCCGGACCACCCGGACCGGTCGTTCCAGCCAAGGGTCATCGAGGGACTCATGATCGAACCGATCCACCTCGAAAGCGAGGGGTATACGGATGCCACAGTCGCGCTCAAGGACGCGCCTGACGGACTGTCCGTCTCCGCGTTCCTTGACGACAGCATCGTCAGGATAGCAATAGAGACCATGTGCGACGATGCGGACTCGGCCGAGGTCGAGGTGCCTTTCGCACTATACGTGTCGGGGACGCTCGTCGTCGACGAAGAGGAACACGCTGCGAGGGACCTCGTGACAAGGGGAGTCATTCGCATCCTCCCCGCAGTCCACAGCACTACGGAGACAGAAGGAGAATAGGATGATCCATGTACCAGGCGCAGGCTTCTGCGACGACCAGCTTCCGGTCCTATCCACGATCGGTCGCGGTCCTGTTGGACCGCAGGGAGAGAAGGGTGACAAGGGAGATCCCGGCACGCCCACGTTCGCCGACCCGCTCGAGTGGGACGGTGACCGCGAGTACGAGCAGAACACCATAGTCCTCCATGAGGGCAACAGCTATGTCAGCATCGCACCGGTGCCTGCAGGCATCGACATCTCAGACGACACCTACTGGGCGCTTGCCGCCAACTACAACGCGCAGATTGAGGCATGTCGGCAAGAGGTCTCAGCAATGGACCAGGAGATAAAAACAAGAACAATATCATTCCGCACACTGTCTGACATGCAAGATGCTGACGATCTGTATGTGGGCGCATTCTGCAAGACTTATGGGTACTATAACTTCAACGATGGTGGCGGTGGAAACTTTGTCATATCCGACGTTGATTCCAACGACGTGCTTTCATTCCAAGTCGGTGACGGGTTGTATGCTCTAAATATAGACACGGATATATGCCTGCCAAGGTACGGCGGAGAGAACGTTAACGAAATGGTTGACAATGCACGCCCATATATCATCGCGCATAGGTGGCAGACAATCACGCTGCCCGAGCCAAACGCCAATCATCCAGCGTGCGGAAGTTGGACTGAGCAGTCAACGCCGGGAACAAAGTACTTCTGGTATGTAGACGCGCCTATCGTGATGGGCGAGGAGTTCGCATATTCCTATGTAGACTTCAAAGGCAACATATGCAATCGGCCAGATGCGACGAATCTGGAAGCAATTGTAAAGGTATCCGATTCCAGGAAGCCAGAGGACATCTATGTAGAGCGCCTTGTGATAGGCGGTTACCACTACGGTGGTGTGGTAAAGGTCACAAACGGACTGCTTGTGGAAGGCAGCGCACGCCTTAACATCCAGCATCTACAGGCTGGCTATTGTGACAACTGCATCATGCTCGGTGGTGCAAATCAAAATAACCCGATTGAGGTAAACATTGACTTCGCCGAGATAGGCTCTTGGTATGACAAGGCGATCAAGGCTGATATCATAACTGGCTCCTGCATATTCAGGGCAAACACGCTGGTGATACAAAACCCACTTGCAGACCACGTTACCTTCATATACGGAACTGGTACACTGTATGACTGGCATATTGGTGACATGCAGGTATCATTGGCCGGACAAAGTTATATAGTTGACAACGTGTTCTATTTCGATTATCCAGAGGGTAGCTCTCCAAACTATCTAAATTCGCAGGAAAATGTATTAAGGGTAGACTCGTGTCGTTGTACTGGTAACAATTTTGGTACCTTTGGAAATTCGGGTACATTCTCATTCGGACTTGTTACATTCGCTGGCCCGGCAAGTGGAGTACCAAAGATAACCGCAAAGGGTTGGTGCCAAGTAATATTCGACACATTTGGATGTAGAACCGCGTCGCTTGAGACAGTAGTGGAAACCGCATATGCCATGATTAAGTTCGGAAATTGCACACCGTTCCCGACGATATCAAGCTCGACGATGCGAAACATAATCATCAACGGAATATGCTACAACGTAATGACGGCGGGAAGAATCCCGACTGGCCTTGTATATGAGAAGTCAGCAAATGACCTGCGACTAGTCGCAGAGGGGGAAAACAAGGGCGTTCTCCAGATTGTGTAACTTCCAACTCCGATATGAATATGGGAATATAAAATGCCTGACATCATAAGCACGCTCATCATACCCCTCGCCCTCCTCGCAGGGCAGCTATGGCTCAACCAGCGCTTCAAGAAGGCGGACGAGAAGCGCGAGGAGGCGAGGCTCGAGACCACCGAGAAGCGGGCGCAGGATGCGCAGTGGCGCGACGAGATAACCTCGAAGCTCGCCGAACAGGACGAGCGCATCGACACGATCCTCAAGGCACAGTGCTCGCAGACCCGCTCCGACATAATCCACAAGTGCCATCGCTACATCGATGACAGGGGATTCGCGAGCACCGAGGAGAAGGAGGCCCTGCATGCCGAGCACGATGAGTACTCGGAGATATGCGAGGCCAACGACATAATCAACCACTTCATAGACAACCTGGTCGAACAGGTCATGCGTCTGCCGTCAAAGAACAGCGAAGCGAACAGGAGGGGCGAAGATGCCTAGACACGCAAAGTATCCCTATATAGACGACTTCGTGGACAACGAGGTCTACGTGTTCTCCACGATCGGACAGGGACCCGTGGGTCCGAAGGGCGAGAAGGGTGACGTCATGTACCCAGAGTTCGCCGACCCGATCGACTGGAACAAGGGCACCGACTACCCAGAGAACACCGTGGTGCTGTACGAGGGTGCCAGCTACCTCAGCAAACAGGCAGTGCCGCACGGTATCGACATCTCCAACACGCGCTACTGGGTACTGACCAACGACTACAATGCTCAGATAGAAGCGTATAAGCAAAAAGTAATTCAACAGATACAAGATGTTTCCGCATTAAAAGCCTACGCAGCTAAAAAAGGCATGTTCTTTTATGACACCTCTCAAAACTCAATATATGAAATAGTTGACGTTCGCCCAACTGGAAACAATGGTTATACACCAGAGTATTACGAATTGGACAACGGCTTGTTTGCTTTGCGTGTGTTCAATAACTTATTCAGGAAGAACACTTTTGGAACTTGGAATAACGCAGCTGTTTTGAGCGCAATAAACGACACGAGAGAGCGTGTCGAAGTGCAAGGAATGGCAGACAGCTATTCCCCAGCGCTTTATGACACACGCGACTCGGTTGGCTTTTTCAACTCGGTAAGAGGTAAGAATCCAACACTTACAGTACCAGACACAAATAATATAGTCTATGGAAGCGACTATGTCGAAGTAGGCGAAGGCGTCTCTCTTGATGACGTTATGGCTGGAATGATTATAGACACTAATCACACGACCCCATATTCTGCAATTATATCGCACGTTGTGGAAGGAAAGATATATATAAAGGTGGGATGGTATTTGAAGGGCTCAACTTCGCCTTCAATTCCACCAAGCGGATACGGTTTCAAAGTAGACGCTATAACTAGTATATGGAACGTAAACACAAGGACAAAACTTGAAAACGACGAGGAAACCAACCAAGCGATTCTATGGGAAGCAGACCTTATAAACAACAAGACTGGTGCCGACTTTAGGGGCATTGGCTTTAGGAACATGGGTTCAAGAACAACATATGCAGCACTAGTCACATCTAATGATGGCGAATATTCTGGTTTCCAAATCTTTGCACTACTTAACGCAGCAAATACTGGAATTAGGTTCAATTGTTTCGAGCCTTCTGATATTGCCAGCATACATCCGACAATCTTGGAGTGGCACGATTCCGAGAATGATTCGGTGCGTGGTTACATAGAGAGGTGCTTTAACAACGACTCTTCTCTAAAGTATACCAAGACGCCAGAGGGACAGGTCACGCGTATTGGCTTGGTATCTGGAAATATCGCAAGTGGTGATAACGACGGCACCAATAGTCTTTTATCCAATCTAGGAATCGACCACTCTTCCGCAAGCACCGTTACCATAAAGAAGCCTACCATTTCATCTGGTGAGATATATGTAGTCTCTAACGTCAATAACTATGTGCAAACCATCGTATGCGAAAATGAGTCTAATTTTATAGTTGGCGGCGCTGTTAGCGACTCTATAAAGATTCCGCCACGCGGTTCTTGCGTACTAATTTCGTGCGCAAATGCTTGGAAGATTCTTTACGGAAATGCATATATCGAGAAAACCCTCTCATATGCGAACGTAACATTTACGCTGAAAAAGACAAACGATAAGGTTGTGTGCGCGCCTTCTAACACAGCGTTTAACGCGAACTTGCCGACGTCGCTTACTGCAATCGGAACTCATGACTTTGGTTTCATTGAAGATAAGATGATGAATCTTATAGCTCAATCTGGTAATTTGTACTCATTGTTGTTTAACAGAAATAACAGCGTCTATATCAGAACATATACTCAGAGCGCAGTAGTGAGCGGAGATATAACTCTACCAGCTCAAGTAGAAGTGTCGCTAATTTAAGGAGGACAAACCATGGCAGATCACGTCAAGTTCGAGACAGACGACTCAGGCCTGTTCAAGTACCCGGCCACACCTGAGAAGGAGGAGGTCGAGTACATCCTTCCAGAGAAGGCATACCAGGTCCTCAAGTGGGTGGCGCTCATCCTGATGCCCGCCCTCGCCGTCCTCATCGGCACCATAGGCCCGCAGTGGGGCATGCCATATGTGGACCAGGTGGTCACCACGCTCAACGGGATAGGCCTGTTCATAGGCACGCTCATCGGGGCGAGCCAGATCTCTGCGATGGGGAGGTAGGCAATCATGGGACACAGCGACCTCGCGAGCTACTTCGCATACAGCCCGAACCACTACGATGGCCGCAAGGGCTACGTGGTGGACACGCTCACCCCGCACTACATGGGCGGCAACTGCTCCGTGGAGACGTGCGGGGACATCTTCGCGTCACCTAGCAGGCAGGCGTCGTCGAACTACGGCATCGGCTCGGATGGGCGCGTCGGCGTCTACGTGGACGAGGACGACGCCGCATGGACCTCCGGCTCGTGGCGCAACGACTGCCGTGCCATCACCTTCGAGTGCGCGAACCTCGGGGACGACTCGCTTACCGACGCATGCTGGGAGAGCCTGGTAGCCCTGTGCGCCGACATCTGCCGGCGGTATGGCTATGACGGCGTGCAGTTCACTGGCTCCCCGGACCACAGCCAGCAGAAGGACGGCTACATGCTGCTCACCATGCATCGCTGGTTCCAGGAGACGGACTGCCCGGGCGACTGGTTCGCCTCCCGCTTCGACAAGCTCGCCGACGACATCAACGCGGCCATGGGAGGCGCCGCCCCCACGCCTGCCGAGCCAAGGAACAACACGCATGGCGGCGAGCTGGACGTCGACGGGTGGGCAGGGTACAACACCATCCTCGACATGCAGCACGCGCTCGGCACCTACGAGGACGGCGTGGTCTCCGGTCAGTGGCGTGGCAACCGCGACTATATCTGGGCAGTCACGTCAGTCGAGTGGGGCGCGCAGGGATCGCCCATGGTCGAGGCGCTGCAGGAGATGCTCGGCGCAGGCAAAGACGGACTCTGGGGAGAGGAGACGTCCCGTATGCTCCAGGAGTACCTCATCGACAAGGGCTACGACTGCGGCGAGTCGGGGGCCGACGGCGTGTTCGGCAACGACAGCGTGCGCGCGCTGCAGCTCTGCCTCAACGATGGGAAGTTCGCACGATGAACGAGGACACATATATCAGGACGATCGTGATAACCGTCGTCATGTGCATACTCGTGTCAGCCGCCATAATCGTCGCCGCAGTCGACCAGACGGGAATGGAACCACAGGTCAGCGAAGAACCGGTGGCAGCCATGGACGGAAGCACCGCAGGGGCCAACGCGGTGACCATGGAGGAGGTCCTCGCGCAGGCCGAATAGTCACGGCACACGGGCCGTCGATTGCTATAATGGCAGTCGACGGCCTTTCTGATATGGGATATAGAGGAGGTCACCATGCCATATCCGTCATACAACCCATACCTGTCGAACCCATACCTCAACCAGATGCAACCACAGATCGCCCCGCCGACCCTGCCACAACTCCAGCAGCCGGTCAACGGGGCGATTCAGGTGAACGGCAGGGACTCCGCGATGCAGTACCAGCTGCCGCCCAACTCGACGAGTCCCGCACTGTTTGACACGAACGGCAAGGTGTTCTACATCGTCACCACGGACGGCACGGGCACCAAGCAGATCGAGGCGTTCAAATTCTGGCCGGATGTCGACGAGACTCCCTCCGCACCTCCCTTCCAGGGAGTCAGCAGGGAGGAGTTCGACACGCTGGTGGCAAGGGTAGACAAGATCATGGAGGCACAGAATGGGATTCATGGACAGGTTCAACCAGCAACGACAGACACCGGCACAGCCGTCCAACCGATTGGCTGACGCGTTGTCTCTTGCGCAGAGGGCAGCAAACGGCGACCCTCGCGGATTCATAGACCAGCTCATCCAGAACAACCAGACGATCACGCTTCCGGATGGCAGGAGCATGTCCGTCAAGGACCTCGCCAGCATGGCGGAGGGCAAGACGGCACAGCAGCTCCTCTCGCAGCTCGGTCTCTCGTAGGCCTTACCTCGCCGGGTGCACACGGCTTGGGATAGGAAGAAGAAACGATAAAAAAAGAAAGGACTCGAATCATGGGCGACATCCAACTCTCCGACATCGCGGCACTGCTCGGGAACCGTGACAACGGTGGCTTCGGCGGCAATGACGGGGCGCTCTGGCTCATCATCATCCTCGTGCTCTTCGGTGGCTGGGGCAACAACCGCGGCTACGGCAACCAGGGCGGCGGCTACGGTGCCGGGGGTATCGGCGGCAACGAGCTGTACCCGTGGCTCAACCAGACCGAGGTGGTCAACGACGGCTTCCGCGACCAGATGCTCAACTCCGGCATCACCGGCCTGCAGCAGTCCGTCACGAACGGCTTCGCAGGCGTGCAGCAGTCCCTCTGCTCCGGCTTCGCAGGCGTCAACTCCGGCATGGCGAACGGCTTCTCGCAGACCCAGCTCGCAATGCTCCAGGGATTCAACGGCGTGCAGGCACAGCAGGCCCAGTGCTGCTGCGACAACCAGCTCGCCATGGCGAACCAGACTGCGGCACTGCTCGCTGAGCACTGCTCCGACCGCCAGGCGCTCAGCGACGGCGTGCGGGACATCGTCGCCGCGCAGAACGCAGGCACCCAGCGAATCCTCGACCAGATGTGCCAGGACAAGATCGACGAGAAGAACGACCAGATCGCCATGCTGCGACAGCAGGTCCAGATGCAGAACCTCGCCGCGTCCCAGTCCGCGCAGACGGCAGCCATCCTCGCCGACAACTTCGCCCAGACGAACGCGCTCGAGCAATACCTCGCTCCCGTGCCTCGCCCCGCCTACATCGTCCAGAACCCCAACTGCTGCCAGCAGGGGTTCGGCTGCGGATGCGCGGCATAATGGGAGGTAGACCATGGCTGAGTATATCCAGTCGCCGAACCCGCAGAACGTGGCGTTCGGGCAGAACCTGCTTCTTATCGACTCCATTCCGTGCACCAAGGGGTACGTGGTGCATCGGAACGGCTCCGGTATCCTTACTCTCCGTGGCATCACGCCCAACTGCTTCGCGCGGTACCAGGTCACGTTCAACGGTAACATCGCGATTCCGACAGGCGGTACGGTCGGTGCGATTGCGACGGCTCTTGCGATCGACGGCGAGCCTCTCCAAAGCTCTCGTGCGATCGTGACACCGGCTGCGGTCGAGCAGTACTTCAACGTCACGAACACCGCCATCATCACGGTGCCCAAGGGGTGCTGCTACACGATCGCGCTCGAGAACGTGGACGCAGGGGTCGGTGACGCACTCGAGACACAGCAGACCATAAGCATCGCAGACGGCAACCTCACCGTCTCTCGCATCGCATAGGAGGAACGATGATCGACAACAAGATCGTTGAGATCAAGCATAAGGTGCTTGAGTTCATGGAGCAGGAGGCTGGCAAGTACGGCAACGCACGCATGGACACCAAGCAGATGGGCGAGCTGGCCGACGCGGTCAAGGACCTTTCCGAGGCGGAGTACTACTGCACCGTCAGCGAGGCAATGCAGGGCGACCAACGCCAGGGTTACATGGGCTACACCCCCGCCAGTGGCATGGGTTACGGCGGGAGCCAGGGCGGTCCCGGTGGCGGCGGTGGCAACCGTGCCGGGTACGGTGGCAACATGATGGGCCACTCGGACCCCATGTCCGCACTGCGCGACATGTTCGCCACGGCAGACCCGTCCACCAAGGCCATGCTTCGTGACGAGATCAGCAAGCTAATGATGTAGGCATGAGACCTCTCGTAGTCAGAGGGAATGTCTGGAGGGTCGTCAGGGTTTCCCCTGGCGACCCCTTCCTCATAGATAGGACAGGTGTTCCCAAACTTGCGACGACAGACATAGGGACGAAGACGATAAGAATATCCAAGGCAGTCATGCCCCCGCTGTTCGACAGGGTCTATCTTCACGAGGCCACGCATGCGATAATGGAGGAGTATGGTGTCACCGACATTCTGCCGCAGGTGACAGACGGTCGGCAACAGGTGTTCGTCGAGGAACTCATGGCATGGCTAGTGGAGACGCATGCCATAGAGGCCATAGACGCCGTGAGCAGGTCGCTCGGAAGACCGGTGTGCACGGACGGGATATGCATGGGAGGCCATGATGGGACTGTTGGAACTGTCGCACAACGATGACATAAGAGCTGTCGTACAAAAGTGCAACCTGAACTTCAGGCAACTGGCTGACTCGATCAGACAGGCAGTCGGCAGGGAGGGAAGGTCGATAGAGACCGACGTGTCGCAGATGATATCCACTGCGATAAGCGGACTCATCGACACGACCATTCCCAACGAGGTGGCCCTACAAATCTCGAACGCCAACATACCCGGGCAGATCACGGCAGAGGTCGGAGAGCAGTTGATTGACCTAGACATACCCGGACTCGTGAACACAGCAGTCGCAGACGCCCTGTCCATGGAGATAACCAACACTCTCTCGGACTTCTTCACCGAAGACGGCTGCACCGTCACCGCGTGTAATGCGATGCGCTGGGGCAGCATGGCATGCATACGGTTCAGCTACCGCCTGAACTCCGCGCTCACAGTCCCGTCAAACGGTGACGTGGCGGACGTCACACTCGGCAAGCTGAAGATCGGATGGAGGCCATATGACATGACCAACGTGCTGCTCGACCAGACAAAGATCATAGTCGGCGACGTAGGCAGCAATGGCGACGTAAAGATAAGGTCGGCAAACTCACGCGGAGCGAGCTACACCATAGACGAAAACACCGTGCTATACGCCAGCATGACGTTGATGCTTGGAATACAATAAAGACAAGACTACCAAATCATTACCAAGGAGATGATAGACATGTCAAAGAAGAAGGGTGGCTTCAAGGCAGCCGTCGAGAACGTCATGAAGGGCGGCAAGTACGACAAGGAGGCCGCAGGCGCGATCGTCGCCGAGGCGTCCCGCAACGCGTCACCGAAGGCGAAGCGTCGCAACCCGAACCTCAGGAAGGTAAAGTAAAAAAGGAACAAGGGGAACACAGGCCGAGACCCATGTTCCCCTTGTCCCCGTGTTTAGTGGGGCAGGAAAGAGAAAGAGAAAAGCTACCCACCAAGATTATACAACTCCTGGGGACTCTTGTTCCTGAGTTTCGAGAACTTGCTCGGGCGATATCCTGGCGGCATGTCACGCCAAGTCGTCTCCTCCTCGTCGTCGAGGTCCCATCCCCCGTAGTGACTAGGCATCTTCATGTTCAGCCTGCCAGCTGCCTCCTCTATGTATGGCACCTGTGCCAGAAAGTCGGCGGCATATCTGAACGCGTCCATCAGATGCGAGTACCTGTCATGCTTAGGCTGAGCCGACCAGTCGTCAGTCGACGAGAGCTGCCGATACTCCCAGTTCTCGAAGCATTCCATCAGCCAATCACATCGTTTGGAATCTATTATCGCATTCCCAAGAAGAGATCGTCCTCGATTGATCCCATCTTGTACATATGTTCGATCCAGCTTGTGCCATTGAATATTGGGGAAAGCATGTCTGCATTCCTCCAAGGGAGAGGTCCTGGAACCCGAGCGATCCGAGTCCCATGGAAGACATGCCGCCCTGATTAGATGGAAGTACTCCCTCTGGGCAAGCTCCTGCACGCATTCGACCACGGCCTTCCTGTTGTCCTCGTACCAGTCGAGGATGAACATCCTGCCATTGTAGTACTGGAACACCACGCAGCTCGTCCAGTCCGTCTGCTTGTCCTTCGACGAGATGTCCCACGCCATGTAGGCAGGCTTGCCGGTGTCGAAGTTCGTCGGGCAGTACCGGCCCTCCTCGCGAACCTTCTCTATGCCCGGGAACACCAGGCCTGCGTTGACCGCCAGGAAGTCGCAGAGGTACTCCTGTCGGAACATGAGGTCGTTGCCCATGGCACGTATGTACCTCTGACGTATCTCGTCGAGAAGCTCGTCGGAGAACAGCCTCTCGCCGTCCGCGTTCACAGACTGGTCCGCACGCACCACGTCCACGTACACGCGACCATGCGCACCAGGCCATGCCTCCGGCTCGCTCTCGCCCGTGTAGGCCACGAGCCAGTCGGCGGCGGTGTTGTTCATGCCGCGTGGGGTGAAGTTCACGTTGACCATGAACCTCTCCCTGTTCGCACGCTTGGCATCCCAGATCGGTTGCAGGTAGTCGAACGCGCCACGCTTGTACAGACTCAGCTCGGACACGAAGAAGTTGTTGTAGGACGATCCGATGAGCGACTCGCTCTCCTTGAAGCCTATGAACTGTATGAGAGATGGCGCGAGGTCGTCGGAGTTATTGAGCATCTGCACCTGCTGCGCCGTCTCGCGCACGTCGATGACGTCATCCGGGTAGTCTGACCAGTGCTTTCGTCCGTCAATGTACTTGTCCCAGATGTTACGACGTATCCATTTGTTGTCAAGGCCGACGTAGGCAGACTGGCGACCTGCCTCGCGATATGCGTCGTACAGGGCGAACTGGATATCGTCCGTGTCCTTGCCAGCCTGTCGGTGCCAGATCTTCGCATAGTAATCATACTCCCCAGATAGGCGACGCGCCCATGCCTCACGCTGGTAGGGCCTGGGCGCGTAGTACCTTGGTACCTTTATAGCCATTCGACTAACACTCTCCGCAGATCTCCAGGAAGTCGAGGTCGTTCTCCTTGCAGAACGTGACGAGAGTCTCCCTCGCCTTCTCGATTTCCTCGTCTGAATGCTTGAGGAAGTCTACGATGTCCTCTGCATTGGGGCCGATGTTCTGGCACAGCTGAAGGATCATCAGCTCGGCTACCATATCGATGATGGAGGAGTCGTGCTCCGAGAACTCCTTGTCATAGAAGTCGTCGCACAGCTGGTCCATCTCGTCCGGGGCAAGACCCTCGGCCTTGGCTGCCATGTCCTCTGCCACGGTAGCCATCTCGGTGGCTACCGACTTTGCCATGGCTATCTGCTCGATGGTGTCTCCCATGCCATCGCCTGCCACCTCACGCACGCAGGACAGGGCGGACATGACGCCATTCGCAGTGCGATACTTGTCGGAAGTGACCCGAAGCTGAGACACCAGATGATCCTTGGCACCAAGAGCCTTCTTGTCACGGTCCTCATACATCTTCCGAATGGACCTCGCCTGCTCCTCTGCGACATTGCGGGCATCCGCCTCCTCGGTCATGACCTTCAGCTTGCGGTCTGCCTTTGCCTTCTTCTCGCTCATTATCGGTTTCCCTTCATCTTGGCAAGGAGCTGGTCCTGTTCCCACTCCATTGCCTCCTCGATGGACTTGAACTGCGGCTTGCCGGATCCGCCCGCATTGCCGTTGGTGCTCGGCGTGTCGAGCGCGGGACCGGTGGGAGCAGCCTTCGGAGCCGCCTCAGCCTTCTTTGCGAAGCGCCTCTTGATTACCTCGACCTGTCGGTTGACGGCATTGAGCGCCTTGTCGAGGTCACAGCTGTAGGCAATGATGTTGCCGTCCTTGTCGGTCACCTCGTAGTCCTCGATGATCGACTCGAACATGGTGCGACGCACGGGGTCGAGCGCCTTGTACTTGGGGGCGAACTCGATGATGGCGATCCTGCCGCCCTCCTGCTCGAGGAGCTTCTTGGAGTACTCCTCGCACGTCTTGTTGAAGTTGTCGGCAAGCTCGCGATTGTAGTCGTCGACCCACTCCTGGGCCTGCCGGCGTGGGTTGTCGCCGGTGAACTCGCGCCCGGTATCGGGGTTATAGAAGCGAGGCACGCCGTCACGATCGCGCTTGCAGATGTCGGAGTCGTTGATGGTCGCGCCGAGCCTGCCGTTGGTGTTGCGCGCACCCTGGTTGACGTATGCCTTCGCCACATCGGCGATGGTGCGCTCCCTGATCTCGTTGACTATCGACTCTCGCTGCTCCTTGATCTGCTCCTCAGTGAGGTCGACACCAATCCAGTCAAGGTCCTCATCCGGCTCGCCATCCGCTCCTCCAAGATCACCTGGTCCTCCAGGCAGCTCCTCAGGGACATCGCCGTTCTCGGCTTCAACCTCAACGGTACCCTTATTCCCGTCAGACTCTTCGGTATCGGGCACGTCTGTCCCGCCGTCTCCATCAGCTCCAGCCTCTCCGGCATCGGTATCTGCCTGAGAGTCCTTCTCGTTCTCTCGATCGAGCGCTGCAAACGCAGCAGCCCAATCGTCAATAGGAACCTGTTCCACCTCAGGAGCCAGCGTCTCCTCAGTCTTGCCATCCATCCTGTTCCTCCTCCATTTCCATCATTATCATCACTCCTGACATCGCCGTGCTCACCCACTGCTGCCTGAGCTTCTGGTACACCAGCGCTCTCCGGGTGCTCAGGTCCACCTTCCCCGCCGGGGTGAAGCTCGTCCTCAGCAGCTCGAGCATCGCATCCATGTCCTTGCAGGACATCAGCTTCGACCGCATCCTCGTCAGGAACGAGTTCATCTGCTGCACTATCCATCTGAACTCCTCAAGCCTCTCCACATCCGACAGAGGGTCGGTGAACCTGAGAGTCTCGTACGTGTCGCACAGGCTCTCCCAGGAGGCCACGACATCTATGTGCCTGGTCTCATCCTCGACCCAGTCACGGATGCTAGTAGTTGATTCCTGCCCTGTCATCGATGCGCTCCTTGCGTTGCTGCTCACGAATGAGAGCCTCGGTCATCGGGATGTTTGCGGCAAGCGTAACGCCGTCTATGTAGGACATCAACGGCTTGCCTGAGAAGCGCGGGATGAGTTCGGGGAACACCTGTTGGATGAGGGTCTTCAGGCCATAGACCTGGATGAGGGTGTCACCCACCTGGATCACCTTGGTCGGGAACGACCAGATGTAGCCGCGCTCGCCGGAGTTGCCGCGCACGACGGGGACAAGCTCCTTACCAATGCACCAGCTGATCTCCGTGCCGATCTTCGGGAACGTGGTCTTTGCGACCACCTGCTTCTTGGGATCGCGACGCACGATCTCGTAGTCGCCCACCATCTGCGTCACGTCCTCGGGCGCACCGTAGATGTGCTCGCCGGCCTCGAACTCGCGCACCTCGATCTCAGGTCCGAGTACCTCGTCGAACGCCAGGTTGCGCTTGGCGTCTGGCCGCATCATCGGGGTGATGAGGATGCGCTTGCCATACAGCGGATGCTGGTGCACGTCATTGCTGTCGCCACCCTGTCGCGACATTGTCGCCTTCTTCCTCTTCTTTGTCGGCGCGCTCCACTCCTCGCCCTTCATGATCGCTGCGATGCGAGAGCATCGATGCTGGTAGGAGAGACCGTCAGGCTCGAGGCCATGCTCTGTCTCGAGCCGCTCAAGCTCTTCCTTCTTGATTGCCGTCATTGATTCCTCCTTATGAGTAGGTATGTACTAGGTAAGTACCTCTCAAGTATATCAAAAAAAATAACCAAGGCCACGGGCATAAGCCCATGACCTTGGCAATGATATGTGCGATTGTATCGCGTGCTATTAGATCGGGTTGAGTCGCATATGCTCCTCGTATGTCTTGGCGATCGACTGCTCGCTGCCACCACGGCCAGACCAGATGGCACCATTGGGCGACTTCTTCGTCAATGGTCCCACCATGCGGAACTTGGTCCAGTTCCCCTCGACCTCGAGCACGGTCTCGATCTCCTTCTCCAACTCAGACCTATCGAAGCGGATGACGAAGACCCTGCGCTTCTTCATCTTGGGGTTGAACAGGACGAGGTACGCATGGTCGATGCTGTCGAGCAGGGCCATCGCGCTGGCTATCTGCCAGCGCTCCTCGATTCTATCTTTTGGGGTATACGCGGTAAGCAGGTGCTTCTCGGCACCATAGCTCTTGACCTCGGCGATTGCATGCGGTGTGTCATACTCGTCCACCATGGGCACGTCCATCGCATCCGGCGAGAACGCGAGCGTGCGTCCTGGCAGCGAGACTATCTTGTCGTCCCACCAGTAGAACGTCTCGCCAGGACTTCCCGAACGCATGTCCGACAGCATGCCGTTCAACGCGTCGATGGCATACGGCTCCATGATGTGACCGCGTGCGGCGGCACCATAGGACATGCAGTCCTCCTCGGTGAGCTGTACCATCTTGGATGACATCACCTTCAGATACTCCTCGTCACCCACCTTGCGCGGACGGCCGGTGGCAGTGACGGGGAGAAGCTTCTTGATGTCGCTCGCCGTGATGTACTTCTGCCTGTCCCTCAGCCACTCGAGGTCACACCTGTGCTCCCAGTTCATTCTCTCTCCTTTCTAACAAGGGTTGCCGTTCTGCTGGCAGGTGTGTCAACAGAACGGCAACCGGTCGTTCGCTACTCGTTCCACTCCTCGGGCATGTCGTTATCATAGACGTCGTTGCCATACGCCTGTCCCGCACCCACGGGGTTGGCGGGCTGCGGCGCAGGCTCGACAGTCGTCACGACACCAGGGCCGAACACGTCGGTAGCCATGGCATGCGCGATGTTCGGGTCCATGCCAGCGGGATAGCCCTGCTGCTGAGGTTGCTGATAGGCAGGCTGAGCAGGCTGTTGGTACTGCGGCTGCGGGGCAGGGCGTGGCTGCTGGTACGCAGGCTGTGGCGGGCGCTGCTGGTACTGCGGTTGCGGCTGCTGGTAGGCAGGCTGCTGAGGCGGGTAGTACTGTGGCTGGGGCTGCTGGTACGCAGGCTGTGGCGGCTGCACCTGCCCGCCACTCGCCGCTGCGTTGGCAAGCACCTGGGGCACCTTAAACTCTGAGGGCAGCGGCGAGTTGAGCTGGAAGGGACCCGTGTCCTCGAGCAGCCCTACCTGCCACGGGCGAGGGTTGCCCTGCCCGTAGTGACCCTCGAACGTCTGGATGAAGATCGTCTTGCCGATCAGGTTCATCATGTCGGTGTCGTTGGTGAGATGGAAGAGGTCCATGTGCACGGACTTCTTCTGTCCCATGCGGGCCTGCCTGCCCGCAGGCTGGAAGATGAACGTCTTGAGGTCGCCCGTCTCGGTCGCCAGGGCAAGCCTGATGTTCATCATCGGGTTACCATCGGGCCAGAACTGCGGCGCGCCTGGCTGTCCCGTCATGGTATAGCCACGCTTCTGCACCTCCTGGATCGCCACGACGGTTCCCACGAGCGTGAGGGAGTAGCCCTCCTTGTTGGGGTTGGAGTAGTTCCATCCGTAGTTTCCTGCACCGCTTGGATTGAGAGACATAGTCTTATCCTTTCCTGCTGACCTGATAGAGTTGCATGGCATCCCATATGTCCGAGGTCAGCTTCGCAGCAGGGATGCCATTCGATACCTTGTTCTTGAAGTACACTGCGGCGTTCACCGCGTTTCCCATGAGGTCGAGCTTAGCCTTTGGGAAGTGCTTGACAGGTATGAGCCTGTCGGTCATGAAGTACAGGTGGAAGCTGCCAGGCTTCCTCGGATCCTCGAGGGTCATGGTCATATCCCTGAACCTGTTGCCGAAGTCTATGACTCCCTGGTCCTTGGTGCCATGGCCGACCCCGTCGATGTCCAGGACTATGAAGCTCTGATACAGCATGTTCTGGCCTACCCATCTCACCGGGCTGAGAGCCTCGGCATCGCACCTGAGCATGAGGTTAGGCTCGAACCCAGGTCGCCAGCCCCACTGCATCATCGGCCTGTTGTCAGGCGTGCATGGGAAGAACCTGCGCTCGCATCCCCTCCATCCCTTCGGGAGCAGGGGGAAGTCCTCGAGCCTCATGGTGTCGAAGGCAGGCTGGCCTGCCAACCTGAACGACGGCAGGTTGTCTGGCACCACGTTGCCGACCTTATTGACCGGGTTGATCCTCGAGCCTGGCTGCCTCCTCCTGTCGGCAAGTCGCTGCTCGAAGATCGCCTGGCTCACCTGGTTCTTGAAGGCACCATCCTGCCATGACTGTATGTCCTTCGCCCTCAGCGGAATGCCGCTCACAGTGCAGTGTGCCGTCACCTCCTCGATGGTGTAGCCGAGCCTTCCGGCCCTGAACATGCCGAAGTACGGCGACTGTCCATACGGCAGTATCTCGTCAAGCGACTCGCGTGGCATCGCTATCCTCCAATCATCTCTTCCTCGTAGTTTCCATACCTTCTTGCGAAGTCGTCTATATGTAGCACGGCCCAGCAGTCGGCAAGGCTGTTGTCCGAGTCCCACTGCTCGACGGGGATCCAGACCTCTGCGTCGTCGAACCTGCGCTGGTGTCTGACGATGACGAGCATCGACCTGCATCCTGAGTTGTGCGACTCGACGACGGTCTGCCTCTGCCACTCGGTGAGCTTGGCCCTGTTGTAGTTCCAGGTCTGCTTGCCAGCCTTCACCTCGACGGTGACCTCCGTGCCGTCTTGCAACAGCATGCAGAGGTCACCCTCGTCGAGAGATCCGGCAAGAGCCTTGCGTCTGGTGGGCAGGCCATGGTCGCTCAGATACCTGGCGACCTTGGTCTCGGCCCTCGTCCCGATCGCCTTGCTCTTGGAAGACATGCTAGTCCTCGTCGTCTTCCTTGTAGTTGGGGTTGTCGGGACACGTGGTGTCATCGCAGGACTCGCAGTCCTCGTCCTTGACGGACATGCCGTCCTTGTCCATGCCGCATGCCGCTGCCACCGTGTCGATCAGGTCGGAGAGCTTCATCTCGAGGATGGAGCCGAGAGTAGGCGTGTCGAACTTGTCGACACGGATCTCGGAGTCCACGACATAGTCCGCCTGGAGGAACTCGGCAAGCTCCTTGTAGTCCTTGAGCAGCTCGTTCGCACGCTCGACGGTATTCATGTCGTCAAGCTCGCTCATGAGCTTCATGGACTTGAGGACCTCCATGTCCAGCATCGGGGTGCGTGCGGTGAAGTCGATGCTCACGTTGCTGTCGGACTTGCGCTCGAACCCGTCGAGGCTGGGCATGGGCGTGGCATCGGGCTGCGCGGCGAGGTACTCGGTCTTCTGCTTCAGGGTCTCGAGTTCGTTCGCCTGGCGCACGATGTTGCGGTCGGGCATGATGATGTCACCGCTCTTCTCGCACACGAGCATGCCGTCGATGAGGGTGAGGTCGGACTTCTTGTACATCTTCATGGTTGGTTTCCCTTCTGGAATTTTTCCTACGATTTCCCATATGTGCACAGGCAGGCAGGACGCATCCTGCCTGCCTGGT